TAGAAAATGCCACCACCACTGGTAACATCTACTTTGTCTACTTTACCAAGACCTGCTCTGTCAAGCACATCTTTGGCAGCTATCATTTTTTCTTTGATACCCAATTCAGTGGGATCTTGCAAAGCGCCCATAAGCGCAAAAGCAGCTTTAGGGGCAGTCCTAGCAAAGTAAGTACGAGTCTTTTCAGCGATTTCATCTTTTAATGCCTCCACTATAGCAGTTGTACTGGAGTTGTCACCATAGCCAGCTAACTTCTTAGCAGCTACAACGTCACCTCCAGCGTCATCAAACAGTACGTCCAAGAACCTCTGTTGTCTTTCAGTTAATGATCTTGCCATTTATTTTTCTTTCAAATGATTATAGTTATTAGAACCACTATTTGCGCTGCAAACATTAGTAAAAGAGCAAACGGTGCTATATCATCAAGCGTTTTAAATTCCATTACTTCTTCATCTTCTTCATAGGTTTAGATGCAGGATTAGATGCTCCACATATCATTACTCCTTTAGCATAGCCCATTCTTTTCTTAGGTGGTCTGCCCTTTTTACTTCCATACGTTCCTTTACCTTGAGGCATTATTTTTCTCCTTATAATTGACTTACAGGTTCAACTCCAACTAGATCCCCTGTTGCTGCAGAAAATGTTTTATCTGAACTATTATATACTTTACCACCAATGTCAGTCTCTTCTGTAGATATCCACTTAGATGATACTTCAGAGGGAACCATACCGTCAGGATACATAGCTACATTGGCTACAAGATTATTGTCATCTACTAAAAAATATACAGTCATGTTATCCTCTACAATGGGTTACTTGACATTTCATCATAAGCTTTCCAAATGTCATCTATCTCTGTCTGAATAACATCTAGCTTATTACCTATACTATCTGTAATAGTAGTAGCTTTATCAACTTGTGAGCGTAAGTCAAGTAAAACTTTCTGCTGCTCTAGTATCTGCTGCATGTTAGTAGCTAGTTGTGCAAGCTTTGAGTTCAGCCCTCTAACATCGTTATCTATTATAGCTTGCTCTACAGTTTGTATTCTACTTGTTACCGTAGCATCCAGTGTTGTTAGCCTTTCAGTTAACTGTTGTATTTTTGCAACACTATCATCACTTAGGTTAGTTTCGACTTCTTGTAATTCTTCTCGTATTGCCTGACTTGCTGTAGTTAGCTGGGTTGCCGCAAATGTTTTATTCGCTGTTCGTTCTCTTGCAGTGTCGTTACTTAACTGAGTCAAGCTTTTTTGTAGTTCTGCAATTTGCTTTGCGTTGGTTGAACCTTTTCCTAGTGCTTCTTCTACGCCACCCTCTACACCGTAAAACCTGTTGAGAGTATCGTAACCAAAATATACACCACCTGAAACTGTAGATAGCACTGGCAAAGCCACAGCAACCATCCAGCCTTTGACATTAAAGCCTCCTATGCTGAACTCCATTGCCATTAGTTAGGCATGGTTCCATATTGTTCTACGTACTCACCTGCTGCAAATATATCGTCAGCATCTACCATGTCATCTGTCAAGTAACCCTGCCAGCCAGAACCAAAACCATCATCATCCCAGTTAATTACAAACTCATCTATATTCTGTGTGTATGTAATGGTTGTGTAGTTACCGACTACAAAGTTATTTACTTGTGCATAGCTGTCTATACTTGCGGTTAGGTCTGCGTTATTAGCTGCAGCCATGAATGCACCAGCTTGTTGTGCGTAGCTTTCTACTTGTGCTACGGCTTGGTTGTACGCATCAACTTCGGCTTGATCTATACTGTACTCATCTGTACCCATCAAACCTTGTAATGCAGTTTGCTCTGGTGATGTGTCTGCTGCTGCAGCCGTTTCCATTATACCAGTAGCTGTTAGTATCTCTGCAGAAGCATCTGCTAGTAAGTCTATCGCTGCATCCAAGTCATTCATAGAAGCTTGGTATTCTTGTGTGAACAACTGCTGTGCTGTAGTAGCTGTCTCGTAGTCGTGGTTTATTACAAGATCGTGTGCTTGTAAGTATGCATCTAACTCTGCTTGCGTAATAAGTCCATCATCAAATGCATCATCTACAACAACATTACCCAGCGCAGCATATCCTACAGCACCTACTGTATTGTATGCATTGTCCGTCACCCTGTTCTTTATTGCACCTAGAGAAGCAATGAGTGCGTCAATCTTTTCCTGTCCTGTTAATGCTAGTTCAAGGGGTAGCACCGTTGCCTCTGGTGCTGGTGCTGGTTGGACTGCTGGACTTGTTGCGTTTGCTGCTCCTGAAGCGATCACTAATGGATAACTTAGGAGTAGTATCTTCCATAACGACTTCTTCATCTTTGTATTCCTCTCCTACTCTTAATAGAGCATCCCAAAATTCTTTATCGTCTTCATACCCTACTACAAATGTGGCAGGGTCTTCCCTGTACTTGTCTATCGCTCTCTTGCCCATTAACAACTTACCAGTACGTGCATCGTTAATAGGACATGGAGTATTAGCTAACATCATACTCCTAAATACTGTAGGGTCTTGGCACATCACTGAGATAGCCGACACCTGTAATCCTAACCCACCCAACTGTTGAGGTATCCCTAGTAATCTAGCATTCTTCCTGCGATTACAATTAGGGTCTTGCTGCATCTCACCTTGAGACAGGCCAATTACATTTAATTGAAGCCCTCTACTCTTCGGGATTAGACAAGAATCGTTACCTCCCCCACCCATTACTGTCGGAGCTATGCTGGACATTACCGGGCTGCTGCCTGGAGATGAACCTGCTCCGTTATAATTTATGACTTCACTCTGATTGTTAGAATCTACAGTAGAATCTTCGTAGTTGTTAGAGAAGTCTCCCTCAATGTCGTTGCCGTTGTCCGTAGTAGTAGTGTTATTGTTAGTTATGCCGTCATCTATCGGCACTTGTTCCTGTGCATACACCGTAGTTGTCCACAAAAGTAGGACTAATACACATAAGCTTAGTAGCTGCTTTTTTGTGACCGATAACTGCGAGGGTTTGAGCATCTTGGTTTCTCTGACATACGACATCTCCTACCCTGCATGACGCTGTATAAGTAATTGTTTGACAAGCTGTTAATATCATTAGTACACATAGTTGTACGTATAGTTGCTTCATTGTCAACACTTTTATCCTACCCCGTGCCTTTTTCTTTTAGGGTCTAAAACCTCATGTGAGTCCAGATACCCCTCTAGATACATAGCACGTTCAACATGATCCAAGGTAAACTCTTGACCAAGTTTAGCTTTTAGTGCTTCCCGGATGTAAAACACATCAGACTTGGGTATATGTACACGTCTTAGTTTGTTACTATCACCGTCTGCTATAGCAGCGTAAAACTCTTCAATAACATTTTCAGAAGAATACAAGCTTACTTTGTTTTTATACATGTTATTACCAAAAAAGGTGGTATCTGTAGCAGTCTACGTGTAGGAGGAGGAGACATGGAGGAAGAGTAACACCCAGATTACTACAGATACCTTAGTGTAACACTTATTGTTTGTTACTTTATGCTGTGTTACTTATAAGTAGTATACACTACCTATAGTATAACTGTCAAGTTAAACTTTCCTATGTCCAATATCTTTTATATAGTTAAACTATTTATTTATATTTACTATTTATTAAGTTTAAACACTAAAAGTTTAACTACCTGCTCCTGCTACGCAGTTATACCCGGAAAATAGGGTCTGTCAAGCATATATTTGTACTACTGCGACAATTTGTCACCATTCTAAAAATCACTTCTGTGTGTTTATGTATATATACGTACCCCAGGACGGGCGGTGGCGCTCGCAGGGGGGTCAAAAATGTCTTTTCTTTATGCTTTTTAGGTGTTTTTCTTTTTAAGCTACTGTTTTTACAGGATAATTTAACTGACATATCCTCAATATACTGTAAAAAAGTGTGATATTTGGGCAACTTTCCAAAAGTGTGTCCTTTTTGCAACAGGGATGCATAATTACCACACCCCATTTATAGTGTTGCATAAAAGACACACCCCAGCTCTGATGTTCATGCTTTGTTCCGCTAATGAGAACAAACCGTGACCAGGTAGAGAACACCTGAGATTGGGAGAACAAAACGTGAAAATGCCATTAATTGAACACCTGTTCATTTCGCCACACGACAAAGGACAAGCTCACTGAATAGCCCTAAAAAAGCTGTAACTCGTTACTCGTTATTTTTGTTCTCACACTCACGGGGCAGCACAGAGCTTCTCACG